GGGTCTGCTTCTAAACCATCAGCACCAATTAAAATACCACCAGCGGTTTTAACTTTTACTTTAGTTCCACCATTAGCACCTTCTTCTAAACCAGAGTCAGCAGCATTATCAATTATAAAGCCACTATCAATTAACCCATTAGCATTAGCTTTGGGGACTTTATTAGCTCCGCTAGTAGCACTAACCTCTTCACTATTAAGAGCAACTGGATTATTTGGCGTAACTGGGTCAGAACTTAATTTAGTAGTTCCAGAAACAGTAGAACTGGCAGTGCCAACAACTCCACTAAAAGCATCACCAACATATTTTTTAGTAACTAGGTGTTTATCGTCTGATATTGTTGGGTCAATATCATATTTTAATGGTTTAGAGCCATCTAGGTCGGTAGTTCCATCTAATAAATCATTAAGATATTTAATGTGGGCAAAATCAGTGATGGTAACAGCAGCTCCAACTCTATGTTCTCTTTTTACACCAGCGGTTTGAACGCCTTGCCGAGAAATACTTTTAATATCTGTTAGGTTTCCGCCAGTATTAGTAGCAACAATATGCTCTTTTTGTGAGCTATCGCCATCTATGGTAAAGAAATAAGTTCCGTCTGGTAGGGCTATACCATCATCATCAAGATTGCTTTGTAATGAGGCAGTAGTTCCGCCAACTGAAATCTTGGTTGCTAACGATGTGCGAAAATCAGCAACAATTTTTCCTAATTTACTACTCATATTATTTTATTTATTATAAATTATTTGTTTTTCCATCTAAACTAACATTTTGTTTAACTCTATATTTCTTGGGTATTCTGTCATCAAAGAATAATATATCGTGGTCATTTATTGAACTTATATCAACATAGCCAATACCTTTAGCCCTAAACATTATTGACCGCTTTCTAAACTTGGGAGTTTTAAGTTTAATCTCACAGAAATAAGGATAAACCGCAACATTATCATCTCCGCCAATTTGAGCTTCACCAATAAAATTAGCACCAATAGTTTGTGGACTTAAATAATCAACATAGTTACCGCTTCCCACAACTGTTCCAACCAGAGAAAATCCACCATTATCATAACTAACATAGACTTCATAAGACTGGTCTGGGTCAATAGTTCCCGTTAGTCTAAGTTTTTTCTCTTTCTTTAATCTTTCATTACCAAACATTTCTCCTCTACCAATCCATTCATTATCAATAGATAATCCTTCATCATCAAAACCATTAAATATCTGATAAACGCTATCTGTTAATGGACTACCAACATAAAGATTACCTTCGTGTTTGGCTGAACATAGGGCATTATACTTAACAACATCTACCGTTTTGCCAGTTATATTCAACATTAGTATTGTATCATTTTTTTGACTATCCTTCAAGCGACAATAAAGTAAAACATATCTTTCGTATATTTCAAAATAAGCATTGGTGTAGTCATAATCAGAAAATCTAAATTGGGGCATAATAACATAGGGTTCAATAGAGTCTCCAAGAGGATTTTTTTGTAATATAGTTAATTCGGGCTTATCGGGATTAACTGTATTTATAAAAATTATACCAGTGCCAGTAGAAATAGCCCCATTTTTAGAAGAAACTCCGATGTTTTTGCGATAAACTTCATTAGTGGCATTTTTGTCATCGGCATCAATAGATAACCTATAAACAGAGTTTTTCTTCATAGAATAATAAGCTCCGTCCTGTCCCACTAAAACAATCATTATTTTATCACCGCCCTCATCTTGGGGGAACTGAAAACCCTCACCGGGAACTCGTGTAGCAGATTTAGAAAAATCAGCCACCCCCTTGTTGGTTGAGTCTTCCCATTGATAATTAGCTAAAACATTACCACTGGTAGTAACCGCACTGAATGTAACAGAATAAGCTCCAGTAGCATAGTTAATTGTTCCCGTTCCCCCCTTATTAGATGTTAGAGTTCCATCGTAATTATCAGTAAAAGTCTCGGTTGTGGTAGTTGTTCCTGTAATAGAAATACCAAAACAATTTCTGGTAGAACCGCCAGCCTTAAAAGCCAAAGTTCCTGTATAGGTTTGTGAACCGCTAGCACCTAGATTTTCATTAGCAACAGAAGTATAAACAGTGCTATCCTGTCTATCTATCCAACTGCCATATAATCCAGTAGGGTCTTTTTTGTTACCATCGTCTCTATCCCATAAAAGCATTCTCCCTCTATCAATAAGTATTTTTCCGTGAAAATTTTTGGCTGAATTATAAATGTTAATTGGACTAGCGGGATTAGCATTGTTTATTTTCCAAAAGCCGTCAGTGCTGTTGATAAAGGTAAAAGTTCCAGCCAAAGATGAATAATTAGCAAAAGAAACATCAACATCATTTAATCCAGTTAAAACATCTGTCCAAGTATCACCAGCTAGATATTGTATTTTGTTAGTTATTTTGCGATATAAAACGGCTTCTCCATTAACCTTATAGCTATACCACAAAGCAGAGCAGCTTCCAACACCACCTTCAACACCAATAATCTTTCTACCACCGATAAGTTTAATTTTGCCGTCTTGGGTAACCCAATTATAAGAACTATGGGCGGCATCTTTACTGATATTTTCGTCGTCTAATAGATTGTGAACACCAGATAAAAACATTTCTATTGTGCTGTCCATAATTTCTAATTATTAAGTAATTGTGCGTTCCAATAAGCCATATTGGCAAGATAATTATTAAATCTTTCTTTATTTTCTGCGGAATAACTTCTGGCTTTATCAAACTGCTGAATAATATAATCTTCTGAAGCCATTCCGTGATAAATTGCTGGGTGAAAATCTTCGGGGAATATCGGGCTGGTAGTGGTGGTTATATCGGCTGGTCTATAAATATAATCAGCACTTACCATCTGTCCACTGGCAGGAGTATCACTAAAATATAATCGGTTATTGGCTAGGTCAACATAAGCATAGCCAGAACTATTAAGATATTTTCTTCTATCAGACCAATTAACTAGTTTGTATTCGGTATTACCAACTAAAATAATTTTAGGAGCTTGATTGCCCTGATATTCAACATTATTTTCGGTATAATTCCCATTAGCAATAAAATAAGCAAAATCAGCTGGCAGGGTAACATAATTTAATCCAGTTGTGATGGTAGAAAACTCTTTTTTAAGAAATTCCCACGGCCTAGAATTAAGTATTTGCCGATATATTTTGTTTAATAAATCAAGCTCCTCAGAAGAGGATAGCTCAGTGCCGTCATCAACATAAAGCTCAAATCTATCTATAATTTCTTGCCCAGTCATATTATTTTAATTTATTTTTAATAAACTTATAAAACTGGGCAATCGGTGGAAATAAACAACTGCCAATAATTACGACAAAGCTTATTATGACCTTAATAGCCCATAAAAACACTGCCAGTAGTATAATTTCTCCAATAATGTTAATCATATTTTTAATTCTTATCACTGCCCACCAGAATTGATGGGCAGGGGAAGAACTGATTAAGCAGCAATCTTTAAGTCAAGGAACTTTTTAGCACCATCGGCAAAGGTCTTAATACCAGCCAAGTAGCTAGTAAAGACATTAGTTCCACGGCGGTCAGCAGTTGGGCGCATATCAACTTCTTTCATATCTTGAACCACAACATCAATACCACCTTTCTTGCCATAATAAGCGTGAACATAAGGAGTTGTCCAGCCATCACCAGAAGCAGATAAAGTTTTGGCAACAGTAATACGACCAGAACCAATACCAACTATATTTAGAGTATTAGCAGTATTATCATTAGTAGCAATAAAGCGATATTCATCGGTAAATAAGTTTTGGTTCGCAGTGCTTAAAGCAACTTGGGTAGCAGAAGTAGTTCCCGGATTGTTAATTAACCCAGCTAGGTTAGCACGAGCTTCATCTACATCAGCACCGATTAAAACATTTCCCGGAGTAGTGCCAATAGCAGAAACAAAGGTCATAGTAACACCGTTAATAGTAACGGTATTACCAGCAGTTGGTTTAGTAGCTAGATTTAAGGTAACTTCACCGGTTAGATTTTCACTGACATAAACCTCAGCTTGAGAAATGCTTCCAGCATAACCATTTTTCCATACCGACTCAACAATGTTGAACTCTTTGGTTAATAAGAATTGTTCCATATCAGATAGGGCATAGGAATCAACGACCATACACATATTAGACAAGGTTTGATGAGTGCCTTTTCTTAATTTGGCTGGCATACGAGTAACCATTTGAGGAACAGTGGTAGAGCTTAGGGTAATAGGAACTCCAGTAGAAGCTAGGGTTGTTAAATCACCAGTATCAAAGGTTTGGTAGGCATTCTTGGTTTCGTATAAAATACGAGCATCTAGGTCAGCGGCAACCTTAATGGCAATTTGACCACCAATAACTTCACCCGGATTTAATGGACCGGCTTGTTTCACTTCACCATCAGAAATGTGGAATACGGCTTCCTTTTCTAGGTTAATGACAAGCAGTTCACTAGTATCGGTAATACTATCAATAGTTGAAGCATTGCCACGAGTAACGGAGCGAACACGCACACCAGAAATGTCGTAAGCAACCCGCTCAACACTTTCCCCATATTTTAGCACGGGCTCAAAGCGTAGATTAGCAATTTTTTTGCCGACCAACACCTTCTGGAAGACCTCTTCATAAGCGTTGTCAAACTGGGGCTTGAAATCTGTTAGACTCATAAAATTAAATTAAATTAAGTGAATAAAGCCCCGCAATTAGTTGTTACTAGAGACCAATTCTATTCTGTAGATTTTCGTTATACTTTTTCCTAAGAACTGGATTAGACATAACTTCCTTGAAATAATCAGGGTTGTTTATCTTAGAATAATCAATCTCAGTAATTTCGTCTTTACTTCCCCCAGGAGTTGAGGTTTCAAGAGTCTTTTTTCCTGTTGCGAGGTGTCCGTAAGCTTCCTCTATAATCTTCGTAAATGTTTTGTGAGCATTACGAGGGTCTAGAGAGAGAGATTTAATGACATCTTTATTGACAATATCCTTATATTCAGGCATAGCTTCCATTGCCTTTTCAAAATGGACATTAAAAGCTTCATCAATCTTTTTGGCATTTTCAGCTTCCTGAATAGGTTGTATTGCCGATAAAACTTCGTCTTCAACCTCTTTTTTGGTCTTTGCCCTAACGGCATTAGCAAAATCCTCTAAAAAAGATTCATCTACATCGTGCCTTTGAGCAATTTCCCTTAAATCTGCTGAGACTTCTCGTTCACTAGAACCAGCCTCAATAGATTTTTGTAATTCTTTCATTTGCCTAGTCAATTCTTTGTTTTCACGCTTCATTGCTAGGTAGGTTGAAAGAGGAACTGATTTCTCCTGAACAGTTTCAGTTCCCAAAGCTGCACCGATAGTTTCTTCACCATTGTTATTATTTTCCTCTGGTGTTTTAACTTCGGTTTCTAACGGTGTTTTTAACTCCTCCGCAGGAGCACTAATGGTTTTTTCTTCCATAGTTTAATCTATTTAACGACTAGACCCGTCGGGGTTTTATTCCTCCTCCCAGAAGGTTAACTGTAACATTTACAGCTTTGAGAGCTAGTTAAAGCCCTCCCTAGCTATAAACCTTGCTGTTTTTCTTTTAGGGCTTCAACCGCTAATTCTTTATTCTTTTTGGCTCTATCTATTACCCGATACAGATTTAACTTGGCTTCCAGTCTAGCAATAGTAGTAATTAACTCAATATGACTGGCACTTTTGTAGCTTGATAATAAAACATCAATAGCAGAAGAAATGTCATTAAGTAAGGTTTCTTTCAAAATCTTACCACCATCAGAGTCAGATAGGGCGTCTATACTAGCATACTTTTTAATGTCCTCTTTTATTTCTTTTTCATCAATGTTTAACATATTTATTTTTTTTCTTTTAGGGCAATACCAGTTTGTTTTTCAATTTCAAACAATTCGTCATCGTATTCTTTAATGGCTTGGGTATATTCCTCTAAATCTTTTTGAATTTTTTTAATTAAAGTTTCGGCTTCCACTGCCATAAATATAGCTAATTTCTCTTTTTCGTCAGTAATTTTATTAACAATAGGATTGTGTTCAACTATATTAGATAATTTGGCTTTTTCGTAAGATAATTTGGACTTTAACTCTTTTTGAACCTTTTTTAAGTTGTTATAATGTTCGGCTACCTGTTCCATAGTAAAATCAATAGTAACACCGCTCTTTCTAATTTGCGACTTTTGATTATCGGTAGCTTCTTTAATAATTTGATACTTATAGTTCATAAGGTTGTTGTAACGGCTGACCAGCTTCGGCAGTTAATTCACCATTGGTATTACTAGTAGGAACATTTGCCGTTGTTTGGTTGTCCGTTTGGTTAATAATAAAATTATTTAATGCCCTAGCTTCATTTTTCATTATAATTGGCGTTAAACTCATAACATATTGTGTTAATGCCCTAAACTGCTCCGTAGAAATATCTTCTTCGTGGTCGTTAATATAATCAACCACTCTTTGCTTATAGGCATTATTGGCAATCCTATTGGGCTTAATAGTTTCTCCGTCAAGTATTCGCTCTATATCTCTCTCTGCTTCACTCATCAACTCACTATTGCCATAATCTGTTTTATCTAATAAGTCTTTAATTTCGTCCTCGTTAAAGCCAACTATTTTAGCCTGCATTTCAAAAACTTTTTTAGGATTACATTGTTGATTGATAGCTTGCATAGATAAAAATGATAATTTAGCTTTTTGGTCTTGAATTGAGGTCATATCCTCGGCATCAGAAGTCTGAACTAGCACACCAAACTCATTATCTTTTTTACTGCGGAAGATGTCTCGTTTAGTTACCTCTACGACTTCTACCCCATTAGGACCAATCATATCTACTGCCATTTTCTTATTCAAGTGCTCTCTGACGCCCCACTCATATAATTTAGCAAATCTTTTATAGCCAAAAGAATAAGATTTGTTAAGTAAGTTGAACCTATCGGCAGCAGCAGCCTGATTACCCTCATAAATACCAACCTTACCACTTTCATCACTCATACCTTTTGAGCCGTCAGTAACACCAGAAACTCTTTGCTGAATACCTTCAAGGATATTAAATACCTGAATAGGGGTGTTAATGCTGGGAACAGCTAGGGTCTGAATTGTTTTATTTATATCAAAATCTCCCTTGAAATAAATATAACCATCACGCCTATATTTCAATGTTGCCATATCAGCGATTGCTTCAACATTAACAGCTTTCATCGGTTTATTTATGGCTTCGGCATTGTCTAGCATTTGATTGATGTTTACATCTTGAGCCATAAATATCTCTCGGACATAATCACAATAACTCGGAGTCCAAAACTCTGTTAAATCAGGAAAAGCCGCCCAAGTCCACACTGGATACATATTACTAGCAAATATGTCAGATAG